GAGGAAGAGGCGGCCGAGGTAGAGGACGCGGTGGGGCAGCTCAGGCTCCCCCTGCCGCCAATCAACCCGCCACCCCTGCAGTTCAACCAGCGGCAGCAGCGGCTGGAGCCCCCGCGCCTGCGGGAGGCCCTGCAGTGAATCCCCCTGGAGCGGTCCAACCACCTCAACCAGCTGCGGCTGCTGCTGTCATTCGTTTGTCGGTAGCGGACGTTGTGAAGAAGGCTTTGGCCGGGTTTCGAATCCGTGTTCCCGAAGCACTTGCAAAGAAGGCTGAGCTGTTCGGTGCTCAAGTGGAAATCATCGGTCGTGCCGATGGCGCCCCACCCAATCCTCACGAGCTTTTGGCACAAGCCAGACGCTACGCCACTTTTCTGGCTCTTTGTGAGCTAGTTAAGGACGGTCACCGAGTCATAGATAACATGTTCGGTGCCACGAGAGACAATGGTCTTTTGGCTTACCTCAACGGGGTTTTTGTCAAACATCATTATCCTCCTAACTTTGTCACTTTACGACAGGTTCATGGCATAGTAGTCCCGCTTGATTACGGCCGTCGGCCAGAGACGCCCATCGTGGGGGTCGAACCGGCGACCGCAGCCCTGTTCACGGATGTGTATTGCTACGGCGATGCGCGTGAGCCGCTCGAAATCAACCCAGATTGGATATCGTCGCTACAATACGATGAGATCGTTTGGATCGGCCACCTTTTCAATGGTTTTTACGGCAGTGTTGCAACTGCCGCTTGGATCGAAGAAGAGGATGGACGTATCCGCTGGTCTCCAGATGATGTCAATCCTGCTTATCCACCACATTTGCCCGCTCGCTCTATGCATACGTGTGGAGCCAATGGGCGTATGTCTTGGAAAATTGCTAAGGTCGTGACGTACAAACATGACGTGGTTTATAACCTTGTCAGATTTACGCGAAGTTTGTTGGTCTCAACACCACAAGTTTTACACGTGCCTAAAACAAAAGCCCGGTTGATAGAGGTACCAGATTACCAAAGATTGGTTTTCGATGGGTTTTTCACCCGCCACTTGAACACACCATTTATTTGGATAGTGCATTCGGGAGTCTTGAACCCTTTGTTGCCTCGCCGTATGGTGAGGGTCAACTTGGGTCATTTCCAAGCAGCGTGCAATTTCATGTTGCCCCGACACCGAAACAGTTTCACCTACTCTGCCCTCCTTCAGCGCATCGTGGCCATGTTGGCTGCTGATAGCGACTGGTCCGAAGTGAATGACCGCTTCCCGGATTTCTTCCAGGACTATGCCGAAGACCTGGCATTGGCCGTGTTTATTGACAAAGCGTTAGTCAGATCGGTAACGCTGTCTGCCGTCAGGAACACATTCTCTGGATATTTCAGAGAATACAGTACAGACGTCAAGCATATCAATGAACCCCCCACTGGTCCCGGTTTCCTTTCAACGAGTAAATGGATAATTGGGCCAGCACTGACCTTGATTGGTTGGTGGGCAACAAGCCGCTACTTCGCGGCCAAAGCCTCTCGCAAAGTGTCTTGCGCAGCGGGTGCCTTTCTGGCACCAGTTGCCAGCGCCGCCACCACACAGGCTAGCAACCTTATGTCTACAGTCCGTGAAATCAACATCGATATCACAACGACGGACCATTTGGATCGCTGGTTGAGTCGAACAATCAGATTCGGCTTAGAAGTCGCACACCGTGTTTGGGACTGGTTTCCCAGTGTCACACGGCCAACACTTCCTGCCATTCCGCTCACTACTCGACCGGGTTTGATCTTGCGCTTAGGCGCATATCTCAACTTGGTACAACAGTATGGGCATGAGGCGCCTTCCCATGAGCTAACAGAGCAAGATTGGGCTGAGATGAGACCCAAACTAAATGGGCTGATTCTCGGCGCAACAGTCTTTGCCCCTATCATGGAGGAGAGCATTAAGCGAGTGGTACCGACTCCCTTTTCCCCCGTCGTCTCTGCACTAATTGCATACGGTGACGCCGCAGCAGTGGACAGTGAAAATTTCACGGTCACTTGGATTGGACAATTCGTCAAGCATTATTTGATGGGAAAACTACCCATTAAGTTCGCGATTCCAGTGCATGCGTTATACAATTTGTACACGCTCACTATGAATGGTCTCGCCATGGAACATGCCTTGGAAGCAATGATGGAAGATGTAACAAAAGTTCCACACATCCGCATAGCCTACAAAGCGTTGAGCATGATGCAGTCGAAATGGTTCTTGTTGGCGACTCCTATAGTTGCCTACGCTATTCACAAGACATTCCTTACTCCTCGTGAACCAGTTGAAGAGGTTTGTGGCATGCTACAATTGGTGGATGCAGTCAACCAGACAGGTCAACAGCACCCATCAGTGCCCGGTCGTACTGACTGGGTTTCAATCGCTCGCTACCCCATTTCACAGTCGTTCTTTCCTTCCCAAGAAGTTGCAGACTATCCACTACCAAAATTCGACCCGGAAATTAAGTTCTCCGTTCACTTCGAATCTTTGAAGCTTGAGGCAACTGACGGTTTTTATCGTTGGTTTGTTCACCCAGTGCCCCTTTTTCGACCGAACAATAGCACCAATAACATGCTCAGCATGTGCCAATTCCGTCTTCTCCGAGATGTGCCAGACAGGGCAGACGATGAATGGTATTTTTTGGCGCTCATGGCACCTATAGCCGTTTCTTCGGCGTTAGTTTTTGGTCATTAAGGTTATTTTCCCAGTTACGACGCCTTCTGCATGCTCGCTCGTCGCGGGTGTCGCGGTTGGAGGAACCATCCCAAAAAACCAAAATCTAGCACGGACGAGTACATCCTCGGCCAGTTGCTCTTTCTTGTTGAAAGAATGGAGGACGTTATGCGCAATAGAATAGATGATCAGCCGCACAAAACGTCTGCGCAAACATTTTCGTTTCATGCGCGTGCACTTTATGCAAAATCATGGCTTGAGTGTTTTCCTATCATCAGCATGAGTGACGAGCTCTGGTTTTCTTGGTTGGACCATGTCGACTCCGGCAACAAAAAACTTTACATCGCTGCGCGGGAGAAACTTCTCACCACGCCCCTCACAGTTGACGACAATTGTATCAAAAACATACAAGTCAACATCAAACGCGATGAGGTTCTGATCAAGCAGGAGTTGTTCGGTCCGGATGGTGTCATGTTGGAAAAAGGACCTATTCCCCGTCCCATTCACGCCGTTGATAAGTTAGTCACTGTCAGCGTCGGGCCCTACGTTTATGAGGCTACCAATCGACTCAAGGAGATTTTCTTCTGCTATCAAGTTGGTGAGATTTACGACAGACCCCTGTTTTGGACATGGGGAGCCGGACTCACTGATATGCAGTTGAGTTTGTGGTGGGATCATGCTGTCCACAACGACGGCTGGCATCTCATTGTTGCTGGTGATGACATGTTGCTGATTCACACTTCGATACGCACATGTAGCCACGCTCCTCCTGCACTCACATTTTTTGAAGGTGACCTCAGTCAGTGCGATCACACATCACGCATTGGCAGCCTATTCGCAGAGTATGCTTTTCTTCATTTTCTGGGGGTTCCCCTGAGCGTTATCGCCCTCATTTTGGCGAACGCCAGGGCCAAGCTGGTCATTGGCAATCGGAACCACACCTCAGATACAGTCGAAATCCATCGCGAATATGAGCGAAACACAGGCGGGACAGACACCACTTTCGGG